TTAAAGACCCTGTGTTTAACCATAATTTAGCTATCTCTTTATCCATTTATAATAAATACATAGATTATTATAAATTGTTAAATGCGTTTAATATCTTGCGTAGCATACACCGTTCTCATAGACTAGCACTTGATCGTATGAGGCAAATGCAGTTTGCAAAATAGTAACGTTTCCAGCGGGTGTGAAATTCGCATTGTAGAAAATATCGGAATTGTTCGTGTTCGTTCCGGCGAAAATGGAACTCTTATCGGCATTGCTGTAGACTTCCATATCCATGCCAATGACGAAAGATCCGGAATCAAGCAGAGAAGCATCACCAGAACTGGCAATGGTGTTGGGGACATCTAATGCGTAAGAAACCAAATCGACAGAAGGTTGGAAAGCCAAATCGGCAAGGGAGCCAAAGCATTTGACAGCCTCAGAATAAAATTCTGGAACCGTAGTAGGCTGAGTCGAAGGCAGCACTTCCGCACCCACCCTGAAGGAATAACTGGTAAGACCATACTTGCAGTGGGAGTTGGGATACAATCCATCGGCACCCACGGAGGTTCGTGTAGCGATGAAAAGGTTCTTAAGGGACGAATATTTTGCGGGAATTGGAAAACTGACTGATGTTCCTGCAGTGGTAATGGCAGCACTGTTGGTGAAAGACCTGTAAGAAGGCAACACCATCTGCATTGGGTTAGAAGAACCCGCATTGATAGCAGAGATGGCACTATCAGGGAGTTCTAAGAATTCCCCGCAGTAATTTACGCCACTAAGCGAAAATATCTGGGCAGTAGCAGATCCAGCAAGTGACATCAGAGATGTTACAACTGATGATTTCAAAACTATCTCTACACGGAGAGGGGCTGCACTCATCTGCCAAAGCGGCAAATATGCCGAACCAGCCAAAGCACCTACGAGCGAAATCAAGTTGATAGCAAAGGGAACAGTGGTGGCGGTGGTTGTAACACCCGTGGTGGCACCACGATTTACACCTCGGACAATGGTTCCAGAGGTAACATTGTATTGAGGGTTGGTTGCACTGGTAACAGCAAGGCGTCCCTTAACCGCATCGTCGGATGCCTGAAAATCGTAGAGGATTTTCGCCAACTGGGCGTAGTTATCAATATCTTCAAGTAAATTAGACCCGTGGAAAACCCTGATTCTCTGGATAAAACCATGCACACCTGCTGACTCGAAAGTTGCCGCAGTGGCGTTGGCAGTCGAACAAGAAAGACTTAAAGTGCCTTTCAAATAGGACTCAGAGGGAATGAGAGCAGTGTTGGCACGAGTGGGGATGTTAATAGTGATTGTCTCACCCATTCCAAAGCTGGTTGAGCCTTGCGGTTGTATTTGCGTGAGAAATCTTCGAGCTGGAGCAGACTCGACCTTAGATTGAAATTTCAGGTTGGACGGTAACATTGTTTATATACTATGCCCAGGAAATATTTTTGGAAAAAACAATTAGAAACGTCTAAATGTTTTTAATAGAACCTTGGTTCGCTACTTATCGCTTAAGAACCCTTCTCTCAAGACCGCCCGAAACTTTTCTTTCAAGAGCCTGTTGTACTTGTCGCATCATCGGTCTTTCTAAAAGGGGGATCTTGCTTCCAATTCTCATTTTTCCGAGGGGCATCTTATGTCCGATCATCATTTTTCCTAAAGGTTGTTTATAGCCAATCATTATATTCTATGGTTAGAAATTATCTAGGCTATTCTGTAAATTTGATACAATCCAATTGCAACATCATCTGATACTGGATTCCATTCATATCCACGAGTCGTGCCTCATTGTCTAAAATGCGGATCTGAATCTGGTCCAGTTTATTCACGAACAAATTTGTCCTAAAGTTGTTGGGGTTCTGATAAGTGATAATAGAGAAGGGTGCTACATACACCGGAATCGTTGCTAATATATTTTGATTATAAGGTTGAGCGACATTTACATTGTATGTAGGGAAATTTACCTCAATATTTAATGCTCTTATCTGATTCAGATTCACGCAGTCCCTCCCGTAGAGAAGATTCGCAGCGGACGTTGTATTCGTCGTTTTGCTGAATCCAATGATGTGGTTAAAGGTCGCCGCATAAATTATGAAATTGCTGGATGAATGGGTTATCAACAGTTTGCTGGTGATGGAGCTGTAGGTGATTGTGTAGCCGGTTCCCATCGCCGTCTGCATCACATCGATGAGTTGCGTTATATTGTAATTGCCTGGCTCGATATAATATGTGTTGACTGGACCGGCTACGAGTCCCCAGCTGAATGTGTTATCTACGGAGGAGATGGAATAAAAGGAATACGGGATTGTTGCATTCTGGAGAGAAAGGTATATGCTATGACCGTCAGGAATTTCTATAACGGGCAAGTAGTAAATGCAGTTTGCAATATTATTACCTACGACTTCGGTTGCATATCGGCTATTCAGATAAATTTGGATTGAGTTAATATGTTCCATTTAAGTATGCAGAGATAATGTCTTCGCTAAATGGATTCGCCGTTCTTTGTTATTTCCAGTAAGTTGAAATTGCGATACAGCTTGTTCTCTATGGTGTCAATGTCTAAATGGCTATACTCTTTTTCAAATACGTAATCGTACAACTTCTTCGCATCATCCTCTTTCATCTGCAACAACTCTTGATTGATTGAGTTCCACTCTTCTCTATTCTTTGGTTTGAAAATAGTTGCAAAAGTGGTTTGCTTCCTGAGCATCTTCGGCATATAGAGATATGACTGCAATGTGAATATGAAACAGGTGTTCAAATGCCGAGCCTTGATTAACATCGTATTAAGCATTCTCTGCACGTCCTTCTCTTTGAGTGTGGATGCCATATCATCTATGACCACGCAGTTGTATTCATTCTCATCTTCATCGTCGTGTTCGTCCTTCCGGTCTTTCAGTTCCTCATACAATTCGCTTAACGAATCATAGGTGAGTTCATTATAAACCTTATCGTGCTTTTCAAAGGGGTGATTCTGCACCGACGCGAAACTGATAGATGGTGTGAATAAATATAAATTGTGAAACTTTCGGTGGTATGCTCCACCCTTTCTGAATTGGTTTAACAGGAGAGAAGTCTTCCCCGAACCGCCGGAACCTATCATCAAATAAATCATTCCGTTTCTCCTCGATACGCCCTCTACAATTCCTGGTATGTATTTGTCCATCTTCTCCTTGACCGGCTTGGTATCCTTTATGTTGGTATTTGGGATTTCACTAATTTGCATTATAACAGTAGTTGAGAAAAGATTTGTTTAATTAATTTAGCCAATTCTTTTCTGACACTATGGTATAATGGAATCCCTAAATGACGATGAAACCCTTACGAAGCCAAAGCAGAAAAAACCACGAAGCGAAGCACAACAAGAAGCCACTAAGAAGATGCTGTCAGCCATGGAGGAAAAAAAAATGAAACTCAAAGCAATCAAAGACAAACTGAATAATGCACCACCGATCACTGATGAATCGGAATCAGAGCCGGAGCCTGAGCCGATTGTGGTTAAGAAACCTAAGGAAGTCAAAGCAGTAGTTGCAGAGAAACCAAGTAAACCCAAGAAAGAACCAAAAGTGATTTACCAGTCAGCCTCTGAATCGGAGGAGGAGGTGGTCATTGTAAAAAAGAGAAAGAAGCCTAAGAAGAAGACCATCATTTATGAGGAGGAGTCGGAATCCGAGGAGGAAGCCCCTAAACCAAAGCCAAGAGAAACCAAAACTCAACAGAATAAATCGTCTTTCAAAGTGACACCTGGGGAAGCCAAACCCGCACCTGCCAAAAACATTTATTACTTTGCAGATTAAATTTTGTTTATATATGGTATATGCCTTATTTCAACAACAAGGGAAAAACCGGGAGGGATGATTATGAAACGCCTGAATGGGTATGGGAACTGTTCTTCAAACATTTCAAGAACCGTGATGCTCGGGTGTGGATGCCTTTCTTTTGCAAGGGTCTGTGTGCTGAATATGTAGAGAAACATCACGGACCCAAACACGTGCATTGTGATTCTGATTTCTTTGAGTGGTCCCCGAATGAGTGGGATTGCATCGTGGATAATCCACCCTATTCATGTAAGAAGGAAGTGTTCCAGCGATGCATTGCATTAGGGAAGCCGTTCGCCCTCTATGTGCCTTTGGATACCCTGGGTCGCGCCTACATTAAGGAGCTTATGAATAGTCCGCACTTCCAACTTTTGATACCACATAAAAGGACTGACTTTATAACGGAGTACGATGTTAACCGCACGTGTCCCCCTCATAAGACGGTCTGGTTCTGTTATAAGATGGAATTGGGAGATGGTCGCCAGATTATCTTCGAGTAATATATAATGCACCCCTCAATATTTTTTAGACGGTTACATCGAGTCATGTTGGAGAGAAAGAAACACCGATTGTGGATTCGGTGAGTTAGTTATATAAGTAAGTGTATTTATATAACCTTTAGGTGTTTAATTAAGCTGGGGTCTTGAGGTTAAGTAAGAATGCATTTGGGTGGTGGGTCGGGTGTAGGGTGTAGGGTTTTTTCATTGAAATCCATTTATAAAAAAACTTTTTTTTTCGTTTTTTTATTTTTTTTTACAATTTTTTTGATTTTTAAAAAATTTAGAAAAAACCCTACACCCCTACACCCCTACACCTTTTTATTTTGTCTTTTAAAAAGTTAAAAAACAAAGAATAGAATACTTGGCAGACCAACCAAAAGTGCGAAAATTTAAAAACCATCAGATTCGTCTTTTTCCTCGTCAGCCGAAAGTTGTGGCGGTAGTCGTTGACAAGCCTTATAAACAAAATCACTATCTAACAAATTCAACTTGATAAACCCTGCAACCAACTGAGGAATATTCCAACGAAATTCCATATTATGCTTGGTTCGATGTTTATCTCCAATGACATCCAATCGGTAGTTTGCATTGGCTGATTCATCGTTCTCTAATTTCATAGAAAAGGAAGTAAGAGATAAAACGCCCATTTCATTACCTTCCTTCCAGTCAGAAATATATTTTTTATACTTGGCGTGAAGAACCGCCATGGAGTCATTGATAAGTGATCCTTGTTCCAACTCCCATTTAATCCAACGCAACCAATTCGGACAATTGAGGCGAACCATATCCTTCAATGCAGAAGTATTTGGAATGTTCTTTTGAAATTCAAAAGGACTCAAATAAGTTTTATAACTCTTCAAATATTGATAATACGCCCATATAACATCCGGATCACGAATGGCTTCCAAAAGGTCTTTGAAATACTTTTCATTACCACGGAAAGACTTGTCAACATCAAAAGGTGCAAATCTACGATTCGCCAAACCAGCTGGAACAGGATTACGAGTATTTGTACTCAAAAAATAAGTCGCCAAATCTTGAACTTTATATTGATTGATACCCTTCTCATTGACGCTCATCTTCTTCTTTGTAATTGCGGATTTTAACTGATTTGCGTTTGAATGATTATCTTTGCCGTCGGCTTCTTCCACATTGACAACCAACTTGGATTTTAACATACCATTGAACTTGTCATAAATTTCGGCGTTGGAGGCAATGGAAGCATAATAATCTTCGCCAATGACTCGCATCCCAATTAACTCATCAAAGAATAAATTTTTACCAGTTCCACCTCCGAGAGAAACGACACCATCCTCATCACGAAATACCAATGCAACTTCGCACTTTTCAGAAGGGTTCTGGATAATCCACGCAATAACATTCGTTAAATAATATCCATAACCACCTGTAAGGATTTCGTGATGTTTCAGAATAATTTTAACACGTGCATCAATCTCTGCTTGACGTTTTGGAAAATAAGGTTCTTTTGGTCGGCACTTTTCGGCGGCGAATCCACGGAATAGATTGAAAACATTGGGAGGACAATTCTCAACATCAGGGATAAAATCAACGCGGTCTTTCTTATCTCTCTTTTCATCCTGATTGTATTCATCTAAAAATATCTTCTTGACTTCTTTATCTTTGGCAACGTCATATTCCATCCAGTTCATATCCGCAGTGATAATCTTCATATCACGAAAAGGATAAGTTGTAATCTCCTGGGTATATTGGTCTACACAAATAAAATTTGCACCAATCTGATGATATTTCTCTTCGAACTTGAGTTTCTTCTGTTGATATTGGGATATAGATTTTTGAGGTGGCTTCCAATCAAACTTAATATCCTTTTGCGTAATGACAACACGGACTCCAGAATGCAATGAAATTTCTCTCGATATTTCTGAAATAATGTCTTTAGGAAATTCGGTTTCGCCTTCCAATTTACGAACAAAGCCACCGTCGTGTATTGGGACATCTAATCTACGTCCTTTTTGAATCATTGCATAATCTAACATTTCTAACAATTCTCTCTCTTTGGTTTGGAAAATCAACGCCATCAATGATGCCTTTGGATTATTTTTTGTCTTGACACTCTTTCTTTCTTTTCCCATTTTAAGAGTTTGCAAATTCGGATTTTGATTCCATATCTTTTCCATGAGTTCTTTTGTTTCTTTCTCTAACTCTCGTAAAAATCCAATACCAGCATCTTTGACAACGCCATCAACTATTTCATAATGTTCGTTGTACAATTTGATGTCGCCACCATATAAGATTTTCAAAAACTCGGTCTTTGCTAATTTGCGATTATCAGAAACCATGGCAAGACACGCATCTCTGTTTTCACAATATTTTCGAAGGTTGGGAGTAAATAATCCGAATTGGGTCGCATACCATACTGCGACGTTGTAGTGGGCGTTCTCTATATCTAAGTCCCAATAAAATTTCTTTGAAAGGGGATTTCGAATGTCAAATCGGAAACCCGATAATCCAATACCATCTGCTACAAAAATTCGTCCCAAACGATGTTCGGCACACCCCACTGCAAAATTGTAGGTGGCGGAGAGAGTTCCTCCAGATGTTCGGTGTTTGTTATATTGGGTAAGTCTACTGCGATCGGCACGGGCGAACATTTCATCGAGCAAAATGGCTTTGCAATTATCTTCGTCAAACAATTCTTGTTTGGAAATAGGGTAAAAAGGGGCTTGGTAGGTTTTGAACATTTCGCTAAACATTTCTTATATACTATAAAAAGATTTTATTTTTAAGTCATTTAAAAATAAAACAATAAAAGTTCAATTTTTAGATTTTCATCTTGAACAATTCTTTTACAGCCCATTCGTAAGAACAAGCTTTTTGTGCGTAGTAGTATCCTTTCTGTCTTTTTGCAGTCAGTTCATTTACTCTTTCGCGGTTCTTATCCAACCAGATGTATTGGATTTCTCTAAATTTTTCTTTGTTGTTGTCTATCCATTTCTTAGAGGCTCTTTTCTGTGCTTCTGATACAGGCATTCTTATAATATATGTATATAAAAAGAATTACTCCTAAATAGTTTTCAATTTTATAATAAAATGTGCTTTTTGCATCGCCCGTTTCCAATCCCTCAAATACATCTCTCGAGCCATCTCCGAAATCATGTCATCAATCTCTTTTCGCTTACAGCATTGCCATCGTCCAGCCATCTTATATATAAACAAAAGAAAGTTTTTAAGTAAATTAATCGCCTAAACTATTCAAGTTTTGCAATTAATTTTTCTAATTGACTACCCCATTTATTTGTGCGAACTAAAATCTCCTCTTTTGTAGGCAAAACCTTTGGTTTTACCGGGTCATCTACAGTTGAGTAATCTTCGCCGGACAGTTCTTCATATTGTTCTATGACTCCTTTTTCTACCAAATCTTCTAATATATCAGTCCATTTTCTTATTTCTTCCATATATGTTTTTGAAAGATTGCGTCCTTTTTTTGATTTACCAAATCTGCCGTTCTCGTCATTCGGTCCTATCCAATCATAAAAATTTAAGTTTTCATAAGCTACATAATATTTATGTAAAACGTCCCATATATCCGCTAAAATCTCCTCCTTTGGTCTGCCCTTTGTAAATGAACCAATTTTTTTTAATAAATCAGGATTCGTAAGAACTTTAAATGCTGCCTCACCTTTTTTTATCGGTTCAGTTTGTGGTGCAACACTTGGTCGTGGTTTAACACTTGCAGTTTTGCTTCTCTCCCATGCATCTAGGAAATCCTTTTTATTGCTACCGTAAAAAGAGTTATAACCTTTTTCTCTGTTAAACTCCCGCATAAATTCGTGGTATTTTGACATTGTATATACAAATATAATTATATTTTATTTTCATCCAACATTTTCTTAAATGCTTCAGCTTTCAGCCGGTTGATTTCCAAATGTCGTTCGATGAGGTGGCGTTTATGCATCATGTTGCCAATGGTTTCAAAGCGTTTCTGTGTGCGGATTTCAATCCCTGTTGCGTCCAGTTTCTTACAAGTGGGTACAACAATTCTCCCAACCTCTTCTAAAACGGAAGCCCGGTAAGCGTCGCGCCGTTTCTCTGCGATTTCGTCATGGTGTTCTTTGCGATACTCCTGCATATATGCTTTTTTGGCTTTGCTTACGGCTTCGATTTTTTCCTTGAAATAATCCTGTTGATATTGGCGAATCTTTTCATCTCTCTCTCGGTTTGCAATTTTGTTGCGACTCCTTTCTAAAATGTGTTCTCGGTTGCGTTGGTAGTAATCTCTTCCATATTCAGAATCGTTGCTTGGCATTATAAAGTATGCAGAGAAAGCTTATTATTTTTTTGAATACGTAATTGGAAACATTCGCATAAATGCGTTGTGGTTTGTATCGAAAGATGTAGAGTCGCCCCAAAGAATCCAGCGACTTAGGGCACCTGGAGAATAAGGGTCGTTCCAGTTCTCTCTCTTTTTGTGTCTGACTAAATAGGCTTCTCTCTTTGCCTTGTCGCCGTGATCGATGTAGGTTTGCCCCCCGGCTTGTCCAAAATGCACGACCTTTCCATTCGCAAAAATGGCTTGAAATCGTTTACCGGCTCTGGATGATTTTTCGAATTTCATTTATATAAGATGGAGAGAAGAAGTTTAGAAAAATAATAATCCACCAATGTAATATATGAATATTGAGGCGGCAAGAAAAACCCGAGCAAACAATCGCACAAATGCAAAAGCGAACGACACCATATACACGCCAAAACCTGTTGCAGAGAGAATGATAGAAATGTGTGGAATAACCTCCAACATGACAGTCTTGGATTGCAGTCGGGGTGGGGGTGTCTTTTATGATAATTTGCCAGAATGCAAAAAATCATATTGCGAAATTACAGAAGGGTTAGATTTTTTCGAATGGAGAGAACCCGTTGATTTAATAATTGGAAACCCGCCATATAGTTTATGGGATAAATGGATAGACCACACTTTGACCTTAACCAATAAGTTCTGTTATATTTTTGGGACATCAAATTTAACGGAGGTGAGAATGCGTCGCATAATGGGAGCAGGGTTCGGCATAACCCGATTCTGTCTTTTAAAAGTGGATTGGTGGTTCTCTCCATCTTTTTTAATTGTGTTTGAAAAAGGACAGCCAAATATTATTGATGTTATAACTGATAAAATTTATTGTGATATTTGCAGTGGTGGTGGACGGAGTTGTGGTAGGGGGCGTAACGGGAAATCACCGAACGAATGTGGAAAAAAAAGGTGATGGTTAAAAGACCACCCCTTCCGTTTTTTAAATTAATTAAAATATACAAAATATACAAAATATACAAAATACAAAATATACACATACAAATTTATTCGCTGTCCTCTTCGCCATTGTCGATGGCAACCCCTCTGTCGCAACTCCCGCCGAGAACCCCACACCCACAACTGCAGGGCTTGGTTCTACAGTCCTCTTCCTCCTCCTCCGCACAATCCTCGCAGAACCAAGTAGTATCACAATAAGAACCACAGCTTTTTCTCTCTCCACATTCAGAACATTTTTTGTATGGGTAAACATTGGGACTTTCCCGCTCATCTACGCTTTCTTCATCTTCGCTGTCCTCAATTCCATACTTCTTCTTCATCTCTATGGCACAGCATTCAAAGCATTTCCACATTTCAGGGGAAATGCTTACTTTACAGATTGCATCAATCTTGAAGGCTTTGGAGCAATCACAACAAGTCTTCTTTGTCTTGGCGGTGCTTTCTTCATCTTCGCTGTCCTCATCACATTTCGCACATATATCAAGATAATAGCCACTTCTCCACGCAAGGTCTTTTCTTTTTACAGCACAATCACATTTGGGACATTCTCCCATATCTTCTTGCATATATTCACTGTTGTCTTCCTCCTCCTCTTCTTCTTCTTCGCTTTCTTCATCTTCGCTGTCCTCCTCTTCTTCTTCGTCGCAACAATCACAAACACACATACCACATTCCTCATTCCAAGC